GCCCTTGCTGAGTGGCTTGCGTGGTTGTTCGTTAGACGCTTTTAGTGCCTCAACGTCATCAACATAGTCTGCAACAGCCGTTGCATTGTGAATCATTTTCGTGGCGGTTTCTTTGTCGAAGCAGGCGAAAGGAAGTGTAACGGTTCCAGCACCGGCCTTTCCGGTATCACCGGCGTTTCGTTTTGAAGTATCGTTAAATGATTCGCCCGTGATACGTTCGAGTCGTTGCACCAGCATCCTGTTAAAAGCAACAACAGCATCACCGTTGCCCATAGCGTTAAACATGTGAGCGAGCGTCGCAGAAGTTTCGTTTGCTCTTTTCTGGCGCAGACGGGACAAGTGTTGCAACCGGTTAATTTCTCGACGGCTGTTCTTTCTCTCCGATTGCAATACTTGCACTGTTCTCTTTGTGTTTCCACGTTCCACCTCCAAACTGGCTGTGAGTGTCTTATTCTTAGAAGCCTCTGTAGCGGCCTTGGCTATAGCTTTGTTGTAGCCAGTCCATCCGATATAGATAAACGCCACCACGGCTACAGCAGCTAGTCCTATGGCTATATATTTGCCTATGACTTTGCCACCCATGAGGCTGAGTGCTGCGAGCATTACAAAGTCTCTTTAGCCTGTGTCTTAATCTGCTTAATCTCTGCCAATGCCTTCATGCGGATAGCTTCAATCTGTGCTTTCTTCTCTGCATCCAGCGTTCCGATAACGGTGCCATTGCCCTTGCGCTTGTACCAGTTCGCACCGATCAGAAAACCAGCCACCAGAGCAATCAGCCCTGTGGCAATAAACTCAAGCATCATTGTTCCGATAGTAAATGTCATTTGAACCTCCAATATAGTCCTATTGCGAAAGCTATGGCGATGAAGCCAAGGCTTACAAGCGTTATCATTATTACATTCAGCCAGTCCATCATTTGCACTCGTTGAGTTGCTGTGACATCAGATCCATTGCTTGCTCTTGATAGCCAACCTGCGCCTTGAGTTGGCCTACGTCGCTGGCTGTGTTCCATGTCCAGTATAGCATTGATAGTGCTATCAGCGCCCAGACTACGCGCTCTTTCTGATCTTTTATCAGGGCCAGTATTGACAGCGGATTCATTGTGCGCCTCGCTTCGTATGCTCTCTGCCCCAATAAGCTAGTCCGGCAGGGGTGAGTAATGCTCCGGCCATTGCTGCTACGTCCGGGCCTTTGAACCATAGATAGTTCACAACTCCGGCAAGGACTATCAACCACGAGCCTGCAAAGATGCAGCGACTTAGACTGTGGCGTTTGCCGTCTTCTTCTTTAAACATCTTGAAGCCCTTTGAGATAAATCGGCGCATGCCCTGTCTCGAACACAGCAGTCAAAGTCTGTCTGCGAATCTTTGCGCTGTAACTGATATGCGTCCATCGGCCTTCATAAATGAGTTGATCGTAAGGTAGATTGGCGTCCTCAATCCATCGGCATACTTCTAGCGGGATCTTGCCGGGGATGATTATATCAGCGGCCTCGCCCTTACAATGCTGGCTTGTCGTTGAACCGTGGATAGCCCGGTTCAGATCAGGGCTACGGTAACCTGAACTGATGATAACCGGCCCGTAGTGATTGCGTATCGGTTCTAATAGTCCTGCACAGAGTTCCATCATCGGCGTTAAAAGCTGTGTCGGTATGGTATTGTCCAGTTCCTCGCGTTCAGCAGTCTGGCTGACTTCAAATTCCTGCCGTGTAAAATGCTCACTTAGCCACATCTGATTCCTCCTGCACCCATTTGATCTGCTTCATCAGTAGTTGCGCTTCCTGCAATTCTGCACGGGCATCTTCTATTTTATGTTCTGCTACAGTCACGCTTTCCTCGGCGTGGGTCAGCGTGTGCTGGAGCAGGTCTTTTAGTGTTTTGAGTGTCATGATTTAGGGCCGAAATGCACAAGCGCCCAAAAGGAACCCATGATGACTGTTATGGCACCTAGAAACTTGGCAACAGCCCATGTTCCCTTACTGATAAAACCTACACCATTCCACACGGATTTCACTTCCTGAATCAATGTCTTAATCGACTCCTGCTCAGTTGCGAGACTGTCCAGTTTTTCACACACTTTATCATGTGCGGCAATGTCTTTGCGCTCATGCTCTGTCAGCCATTCGATGTCTTCCTTTTTGTGCGCCTCAAGCCATTTGCGTTCTTGTTCTTCATGCTTGTCGAGTTCCGTTTTCATGCACGCCCTGATAGACTGTGAAAGTTCGCTACTTCTCTCTTTACCGTCCCATGTCATTTTGCCGCTCCTGTTTTCATTGTTCTGTTTGTCGCGCATATCTCTGCCACGTTCTCAACGTATCTATCCCGAAATGACGTATTATGGCCTACAATCCTGTGGCATGGGCGGCATAGTGTGATCAGGTTTGATTCCACATCAGCCAAGTCAGGCGCTACCGATATAGGCTTCTCATGATGGACTTCCAGTCGCCTTTTGCGTCCGCACCAAGCGCACGCAGGATGTGCTTTACGATATGCACGCATAGCCTTGTGGGTGGCGTAAAGCCTCCGAGCGTGGCGGGTAACCATTGACGGGTTACGGGTTACGAGGCCGATGAATGAAAACATATTAAAACCTGTACCTGAGCGATGTATCCATCAAATATTTCATGCCGTTAATCGAATCCACGTTGTTCAACAACGATTCGATAGTAACCGCCGCTGCCATCTGGGTCTTTTGCAGCGCCTTTTAATTGCGACCATCGCACTGTAACAGTATCCGTTAAAGTAACATCTGCTGATAATATCATATCAGACAGTACAATTCCGGGAAAATCTATCTCAACATGGTCGCCAACCGCCGCTCCTGTAACAGTTGCGTTAAGAGCTACTTGCCCTGGAACTGCCGCTACTGCTGAAAAGTTTAAGAAGTATGTACCACTTAATATGTTTCTCACTATTAGTTGATTAAGTACGTTCGTGCCAGTAATAAAAGGAACTTGTTTCGTTGCTCCGGTTATCATATTGTGAATGACCTTGAGAGATGCTATTACACCAGAAACCTCAATAGCAGATTCTCTTGTAGCAAGTGAACCATTAGATAAAGTATTACCAGTTATAATGCAAGTTAATGTATTTCCAAATGTGCCTGGCACAGTTACAGTAATAGCCTTCTTAAATCCTGTTACTTCATCCAACCCATAAGAAACTATATAGTTATCCATGATATTTAGTCTGTATGTTGCCTTATCAGGGATTACTTCTATCGCCTTTCCAAATGAGTTTGAAATATAATTGTCTTGAATGACAGTGTTATCAGCATTTCTTATCTTGATACAAGATGCGGCTTTTCCAGAGAAAGAACCAGAATCAAAATTAAAATTATTCTCTAATATTCGTACATTAAAATATATATCTGTTAAAGATAGATATAAGTCAACACAAGGTAATTCACGAGATGATGCTGGGAAAGTACAACTGTTTCCTGATATAGTTAGGTTTTGGAATAAATTACCTGACCCACCATCGAATGCGGCATATATTCTATCGACTTTTTTACAAATATTATCTTTCACAACCGTATTAAGCGCATTATATGAATTGTTCTGATGCGATACGAAAGTGTGAACATTGTCACAAATATTGTCATGCACGGAAGTTTCAGAAGCATGAAGGTCAATACCAGACATGCCAATAGATAAACCTTCGGCTAAAGTGAAGTCTTGTCTAAAAGTATTACCATATATTTTGCATCTTTTGCTTTGTGTATAGACGCAACTGTGGTCAGAGTTATTTACATTTAACGAGTCTCCTACAAGGAACCCAAAATTTAGAAATTCGTTATTTTTAATAACAATGTCCAGCATATTATTAAGACCACCAGTTGGGTTGTTATCAACTATTGAAACAGAGTTTGAACCTGGATTATCGAGGAACTTACAACCTGAGACTTCAACGAAACGCCCTGTAGCAGTTCCTGATACAATAACCCAAACAGCAATACAGGGTCGATATACTGTCGGCGGAACTAAATTATTCACACCATTATAATCAAAAATAATATCTTTAACTATAACGTGTTCAAAAGATGTTGCAGAATTTAATACAAAGAAATTCCATTGATTTGAAGTTGATAACCCTGCTGTTGCTTTGAGAACTGTTGCGCCCTTTACACCGCTAACGCTCATGTTTGGATATAGACTCGCGAATGCGCCAAAAGGCGCTGTTCCAGTTATACTGCCTAAGTTCCATGTCCCCGGTGGGATTCTAATGTCACTTGATTGAAGTGTCCCTGCGTAATTAAACATATCTCTGAATTGCGGCGCATTGTCTGCAAGCGCTGTTGAGGCACCAAACATCTGAGGCGTGACATATCCAACATCCTCACGCAACCAAGCCGTTGAACCGTCACCACCTGTAGGCACAATGATAGTACCGTTGTTATCAACATATGTGGCTGGTGCTGCACCAGTTACGCCACGGAAATGGCCGCCGCCTATGCCGAGTGTAGTATGCCCCATGAGAAGAATAGCCGAGTCATTTACCACTGTGCCAAGTCTCAGAGTCGCTACGTCAGAAACTACAGACGATGCGATGGGGCCGACGGGGACATTCGATTGGATATTATCCTGTGTCCATTGCGTTACACCAAGTGCATCTTTGAGTACGTATTTATATGAAAGTGAAGATGTCACAAAAACATCAGCTTCGCCATTTGAGTCGAGGATTACAGGATTCGTATTCGCTGACGCTGCGCTTGTGTCAGTGTATGTTGCCTGTAATGTTGTTGTTCCCGCCGCATAAGTGAATAACTGACCACCGGCCAATGGATTGCCATTGCTATCGACTGCCTTAAATTTTGGGAATGGTAATAAAGTAGCCATTTACATCTCCGTTAATTCAATGACTACGCCGCATGGGCCTGCATCATAAACCGCAAGTGCGTCACCAGCATTGAATTGCATATAGTATTCTCCAGCCGTTCTTGGCAGGTCTGTAGCCGTAGCTGTAACAGTGGCAGGATCGCCGGATGCAAAACGTAGTATCCCGGTCATGGTATTGGAATGAACAACCGATACCACGGGCCAACAACGGTTTTCCCGGATTCAGGGGCATCTGACAAGGCGATTGTCTTCTTGGACGCAGCAGCAAGAGTCGTTATCGGTGTTGTCCGGCCAGAGGGCGGCTCAGCAAAGGCAGGAACCGGGTTGTTGTTTTCATCATTTCCTAAAGTAGCCATTATTATTCTCCTTGCTCGAAGTATGCCATAAAGGTAATGACATTGTAACATTCATATAGTAGTATTGATGCCATGTTTAATATTGCTGGTGGTATTATATTGGCGTTTGCTATAATATATTCATTGCCTTTTGTGATCAGGGCAGTTCCTTGGTTAGTTGCCATTATTCTTATCCTTTGGGGATTTGTTCGCGTTTTTCAGTTGGGCATAGTCATGGTGTAGCTCACCAGATATTGCTGAAAGTGAACGTGACAAATTCTCTAATAACGGCATTTTTACTTGGCTTCCGCCCTTTCCATAAAGGAAGGTTGAGCCAGACTTACTTGAAAGCAACCGGCCTATCAGGTCAAGTTTTGCAAACATCATCAATGCTGCGGCCTTTGTATTAATGTCTCCCTTGATGAACTTTGAAGTTTGCCCTGCGGCAGCAAGCCCGGCTCCAGCAGAGTTATTCCTTGCTGATACAATTTGTATTTTATGCAATCCAACAAGGTCTTGCTTGGTAAGTACCACGTCACCTATTCCTGACGATTGTAGTTCCTGTATTTTCGCCGCCAATTTATCTCCGTCAATTACCGCTTGTCCTGTCTTTCTATCAACGGATACTGTCTTGCTTATAATTAAATCCATAAGCCCGCTTCTTGCGGCGCGGCCACCGGATGTGTCCTTGCCACCTAATTCCCTGATAAGATCACTCGCAGTTTCAACCTTACCATTCTTGAATGCGTCGTTAATAATTTTCCCGTATTCAGTGTCCTTCTGCACGAGTTTATAAACAGATGATGAAGTAAGGTCGTCATATCGGTCAGCTATATTGCGTAAGTTTGCCTGATCTTTTTTTGTTAGGAGTATATTGCGGGTTTTCGGGTCAATCGCCTCAATAGCACCTCTTATTTTTGAAGGGTCTATTGACGCCATTTTACCCTTAAAGGCATCTCTGAATGTATCCCACGCAGTTCTAGGTAATGAATGCCTTATCTTCCATAGGCGTGAAACCCTGTTTCCTTTTAATATTGTGTCTATGACTTCATCAGGGCGGTCTGTCTTTATCATTTGCCTGATTGTGTCATCCGCCAGCCTTTGGGATTTTGCACGCCAGTATGTTGATGCTCTTCGGTACATTTTAAGAATCTCAGGGTTTTTTATCCTTACGCCTTTATCTAAAGAACTGTCTAGAGCAGCAAATACCTTTCCTGCCTCCTTGTTGGATAGAGTTGCTGGCTCTCCCAAAGGTGATTGCGATAATTCCCATGCTCTTGATCTCAATGCCCTTACTGCGTCAAGACTTTGGACATCATCAAGTTTGTTTACGTCACTTATCAACTTGCCAACTTCGGGTGACAGTTTTCTACTGACAGGAAGTAGTTTAACATCTTCAGTAGGAACAACCATTACCTTCTTATGACTATACCTCGTTCCTTTTTCGGTTACAGTACCTTTGACCCGCCCAGCATATAGGTTCTTTGCACTACTTATATCAACCTTTATCTGTTCTCCTGCTTTTTTTGCTGCAATACCAAGGTCAGCATATAATTTATTTCCTATCTTCCCTATTCTTGTCTTGAACTCTGATAACCCTTTCTGTGCGGTTCTTCCGGCCTCTATGTTACTCACGCCCTTTGAGAAACTACTACGCATAGAATCAATCTCATTCTTTGCAGTGTCGATTATCTTCCTTCCTGATTCCCTAATTGCTCTGCCCGCCTCAAAATGCGTCTTACCACCAGCATCTTTGATTAATCCTTTTGAAAATGAATGAACAGCAGATGCTTGATTCAATCTTTGTTTGCCAATCGGAGAAGACAAACGAGATACATAGCCTTCCGCTTGCTGGAATAATGGATTATCAGACACCTGACCTCTAGTCGGGTATGTTCCCATCTCCCTATTCGCATCAATAATGTCCTGTTGCGGGTTGGTTCGTGCTGCGAAACCTTTTCCAACCAATGCATTTCCACCTTTAGACAAGATTGATCCAACTCCCTGCCCCGCCGCCATTTCCAGACCTTTTAAGCCTGACTGAGCAAGTATGTTTATAGCAGGGTCTTGCTGTTCGCCCACTACTGTCTCGACACCTTGACCAGCAAGATGCCCTAATGCCCCGCCAATTCCTGCTCTTAGCATACTTCCTATCAAAGGCCCGCCAACGGGGGTCAATGCAGCAGAACCAACCATTGATGGTATATCTCCAGCAAAGTCTGCAATATCTCCTGCATCGGGGCCGGTAGGGTCTACAGGCTTCCAGTCATCCTGTGGTGATTCCCTAAAATATAATTCATTCGATCCGTTCTTTGATTTTATGCGTCTTAATTCTCCATTGGGGTACATATTCTTCAATTTTGCTTCTTTCTCAGAATCAAGATTTGAGAAAGAGAACTTCGCCCTTCCAGTAAAGCCAAGCCCATGTTCCCAATCAACCGGGCCACCTAATTCATCTTGCACGTCCTGTTTATGATTTCTTATCTTGGTTCCTACATCAACACTATCGTATCTTCTAGCATTATCCCCTGTTGCACTCTGCTCAGTAGTTTTCATATCAGCTTTGCTTGGTTTACCACCATGTTTTGCGGCCAATGCATCAAGATCGGTTGATTCAATACCACCGTACTTCTTAGCCAGTGCAGACAAATCAGACATTATTGTATCCCTGCTTCAGACTTAAAGTTATCTGCATCAGTCTTGCTCTTGAATACATACGTCCTTCCATTAACAGTGACAGTATTTGATTCACCATCATTATACTGCTTTCCTGTAATCGTTTCATACTTTATTTTGAAATTCCGTTTTAATCTTTTTGAGAAATCAGATATTACGCCTATCAACTGGTCTTTATTGCCAGCACTTCCCCCAATCATATCAAGATACTGCTGAACATCCTTATCAGATAGTTTTGAGCTTGATTCTCCATTCATGGCAGCGGATGATCGCGCAAGGCTTAACAATGCCCCTTTTAGTTGTGCGTTTAATACACCAACATTTTTGAAGCTACTCCAATCATAGCCGGAAAGTTGTTTGTTAAAGGAGCCACGAATATCTACACCGGCCATTTTTGCAAGGTTAAGAGATTGCTCCTTGATTGTGTCCATTCCTTTTGCAAGTGATCCAGATAGCCCTACTGAGCTTCCATTCTTCTTAACCTTCTGGACTATATCATTTATTGATGCCAGTGATTGCCTAAATGCAATCTCTGTGTTTTGTAAATCTACATTCTGTTTTCCTCTCTGTGTAGAAGTCATCCCATAAGGAGAATATGTAACTTTGTCGCCATTTATGGACAACGTAGGGCCTGTCTTCGGCATAGGAGATATGCCTGATATTGGTTCGGCTTTCTGTGTGCGCTTATTCATATGATAGAAAGCAGGCTTACCATCGGGGCCGGTTGCCTGGAATTGACTCCCATAGCCTGATTTACCCTGAGCAGTCACTTTTGTTCGTGCCATAGCGGCTGAGTCTCTCTTTCCCTGTAGTGAGAGTGCATTTGTGTTTTTCATTGATTCCATCTGTTTCTGCTGGTCGAACTTGGTTAATACCTGATGCCACTGGTCTAATAGTGGCTTTGCCTGCTCATAGGTCGGTATCTTGGTATCAGGGAACCGCTTTAACTGATACTTGGCTTCCTCTGCATACATTGCCCTTGCAACTTTGTCGGCCTCTTTGTTGGCTTCCTCTGGAGTCTTTTTAGCCTTTATCGCCTGCGTATAAGCTGCGTTTGCGTGCGTAACAATCCTTGTCGCAGCCTCAATAGAGGCTTTATGTTGTGCAGTCATTTCACTGTTCTGAGTAGCGAGGGCATTGGCTGCATCTGCGTTTTGCTGGTGCTGCATATGCGCCCTTGAGGCAAGGATATTCTGAGCATTGACTGCCATGCCCTGCTCGTTTGGCACGGTCATTTTAATACCCGAAAGCGGGATACTCGCGTTGATTGGCATTACCCACCCCCAAGCATTTGTAAGAATCTGTTATTGGAATTTATCTGCTGCATATTATTCAGTGCGTTTATATAGGCATTGCTTGAGCCAATCTTACCGGCAGCCTGAGCATTGCCAATACCAATCTGATTATTCGCTACGTTGTTAGCAGCATTTGCACCAAGTCCGGCAGTTCTACCGGCTGCATTTACACCGACATTTGATAATGCCATAAGTCTGTTAAACTTGTTGGCCTGATCGGCGTTCCACCTTCCGTATGCATTCTGGTAATCTTGAGATGCTACGTCCTGATTGAATCTGGACGCCTCTTTCACTGACTGCCCTGACTGATCCATCCCCATAGATGCTAGTCTGTGGTCAATAGCTTTTTGTCCTTCGCTCTTTCTGAATTGGTATCCGGGGTCAGACTGGAAATCAGCAGCCGTAAATCCCCTTGTTAATGGTGCGTTCGGGCCTAATGACTCGCCGCCTAACTGGTTCAGTGCGGCCCCGCCGGTTGTTGCCCACGGCGAAAGGTCGGCCCTGTTCTGGTTAAACATATTCCAAGTCGTGTTATTAGCATTCTGCCCGGCTTGAGCCTGTATTGCGGCGGCACGTCTGGCAGACTGATTACTAAGGTAAGCGCCTATGCCCTGCTGGGCAAGGTTGGCAAGATTTGAACCAGAGCCACCAACCAAACTGTTTGCGGCACCACCAAGTTTACTGAGGAAGCCGCCGCTTGTCTTCGTTACGCCGCCATGCGTAATAGCACCGTTGGGATTAACACCGCCGTTCCCCACCATTTGTTGAATAGCATTTCTTGCGCTACCGCCTAGCCCTTTCCCTGTGGCTGCGCCAACACCAAAACCAGCGACACCCGGCCCAACAAGATTCGGTAGGGGTCTGAATGCATTATTTGTTAATCCTCCGCCGATAGCTGACGTTACACCGCCGGCCAGCGCGCCAAGCGGATTGAACCCACTCGTTACGAACCCGGTTGCTGCACCTGTTCCTACCTTCACAATAGGCCGGACGATGTTTCTGTATGCACTGGAGTTTCTTACACCTACCGGGACAACAGAGCTTGCAGGGTTATGGATAAGATGACTTACAGCCTGTGCCGGGTGAGAAATAGCATGGAAAAGGCCCGATAAAAAACCGCCTATCATCATCATGTGTGATATGTCGAATTGTAAGATTTCCATTAGAAAGTCCTCACTGTAACTCTGATATTACCGGCGGTCGGGGTAATAGCCCCTGTTGTCGTGTTTGTGCATGCAATCGTAACCGTGTTTGCTGCGCTTACATATGCCTGATATATAAGCCCGGATTGTAGGCTTGATAGCCCAAGTGTCACGTCATCCTCTACGCCTGCCCCGGACACTGCCACAGTCATGGTCTGTGTTGATCCAGAGGCTATTGAAGTGAATGTATGCACCTGATTCGATGTTAGTGTGGAAGTAATCAGACCAAGTGCCTGATATACCCTCTGGAGCCAATCAGACCAGAACATAGTGAAAAAGCCGCCTTCAATCGGTTCGTTATGGAATAAAGGATGCGGGACACTCATGTTGCCACCATCTCGGCATATGCTCCAACCATAACCCACGGAACATGATCTGATACCGAAACCTCAAACACAAAGTCCCTTGCCGTTCCAAGCCTGTTAAACTTCGCCCTTGACCTGTAATCACCCATAACGCCTGCACCCTTTGTATTTTCATTGCTCCATGTATAACCACCATCATGGGATACTCTTAGCATTACTTGCGGGTTGGTTATATCAACAGTTCCTAATCCATGTTCAAACTCAATTTCAAGCGAATCACATTCAAGCCTGTCCCTGTTCTTGTGGATATGTCTCCCGGCCCTCACTCTGCGAATATCCACCCCATAATCATCATTATAGGCACTATCAATTTTCAATATTCTACCGGACAGAGCGTCGGCTGCGTATAAACCACCAGATATAACTGCACCATATTGGCCTATCCAACGTCTGTTGTTTGTCGATCTTTCATGCCACATGCCTGTAGTCAAGTCATACACCCATGTCTTTTCATCGGTAGGAAAAGTAAGCACATAGAAAAGGTGCGTGTCCTCGTAGAACATATATCCATTTGCATTTGACAGTTTTTGGTATGTATCGAACTCCAGTTCCATGCCAAGTGTGCTAATTCTCTCTGGTCTGGTTGTTGAGGCTATGTAAATTGCAGCCTCTCCCCTTTCAGAATTTGATAGCCAGACTACTGATGTGTTTGACTTGGCTATTGATCTGCCTGATAAAGTACCTTCCTCGAAAAATGAGCCTTGAATCCTTCGGAATGGGAAGTCCTTGTCTCCGGAGTTATACCATATTTCAGTTGTCTTATCGCCGAATAGCCATAATTGTCTATGATTTACTTTTATTCCTACAAGGTTATCTGGAGAACCCTCGGCAGTTGCAAAGTCGAGTGCATTCCATGAACTGCCATCATCCAACGCTGATAACCAGAATCTACCGCTACCACCTTCCAATACGATGAAATACCCATCCATAAATTCAACATGAACAGGATTTTGCGGGAAGTCAGGGTCGGTAATCTGTGCAAATGTATTAGTAGACTTGGTGTATAAGTACCCATTCGTACCATCAACGACGAGCATGGTTAATCCGTTATCTGCAAAATCAACGTCACTGAGTTTTTCAGTTAATGTTCCAACATCGGTTACTGTGCCTGCTATGGTACTTGAATATAAATGACCATTTGTAGCAGCAGTCCAGAGTAAATTATTGTAACTATAGACACCACGGCTTGCCAAAGATTCTGTTCCGGTCGTTGTGGTTCCAATAACACTTGAGCCTGGAGATGGAACCATAGACACGATATTCTTTGAGTTCGGCGTGTTCTTCTCAGGATACCAGTTTATAGAGCGTTCTGAATCAATCGCCCTGCTGCGCCCCTCGTATGTCTGGCCGACAAGATTGACAGGGATTCTCATTACGAACCAACATCGGAGAAGATGTCATATCTACGCCTTGGGCCGAATACTCTGACTTCAAGGGGTTCGTGATTGTTGTTCTTGATATTCTTCTTTATCCGGGTCATTGCAATGTAATCAGCCTGACTCAGAGACTTGCCGTATTCTGATGCGAGTTCATTGGCGAGTGTAATTTTGAGAAACCGGCTATATTCCCTTGGTAAATCTGTTGTTGCGTTTATATCTGTAAACTCGGTTAATTGTTTGATTGAGTCGAACGTAACTGTCGTTGCCGTATCGGGTATCGGATAAAAGTTTATCTCGCCCAAAGGTGATACGTCCCTGTAATTCAGCCAATACGGATATGATGCTGTCGTAATTTTGTAGACAATACCCATCCATTTGTTTCGTGGTATAACTTCACACGGATAGTCTACGTCCAAAATGGTTGTATAAGCCCGCACAATCGACGTTGGGCGTCCTGTATTGAAGTCGCCGCCTGATCCTATCGTGTATGACTGCTTCCCTTGTGTGAGGTTAAAAGTTTCGTTAGTAACATAAGGAACAAACAGAGTTTCAATAGACAAGTCCGCAAGTAAGTCGTTGAGATATTCAAGTGCGTCGGTAAATTCTGAGGCTGTCGGTTCTTCACCTGCCTGTATTACCTTTATCCTGCGTAACGCTGACTTGATAATCTTCTTCGCAGTATCAGCCAAGAGCCTTTTCCTCTTCCGCATTATTCACAGTGACACCATCCACAATCTTGGGATATTCAATAGGCACATACTCAGGCTTTGGGTGCCTGTGAAACTTTGCGGGTCGGGTTTTCTTTGATGTTCCTGTCAATGCCTTTTCCTCGGCAACACTGTTTACAATGGTTCCGTTAATCATTTTTGGATATTCTTGAAACGCCATATCTGCTCCTTAAATAGAAAGGAGGGCCGAAGCCCTCCAATCTGTTTACCCGGTAACACGAGATGCAAGTTCAGCCCGTATCGTTTTGTAGCCGTACAGTACATCAAGACGGCAGGGGATCGTGTCAGTGTTAATATCATACTGACGGATGCACCTGATTGACAAGCCTTCAAACTGCTTGCGTGCCTTGAAGTCTACACCATCCGGCATTTCCAGATCGGCAGAAGCAAACGCGAATGCATCCTTATGGAAGGCAAGGTGTTTCGGATTCGCAGCGGAAGCGGCACCGTCACCCCATACAAGGGCAGCCCCGTTTGCAGGAGAGCCTGTTACGTTCTGGTAGGCACCAGTAGCCACAAGTGAAGGCGAAATACTAAGTGTAGCAGCACCAGCACCGTCAGACGTTGCGTTAGCGGTGACAACAAACTGCTGTAACACACCGAAGTCTGCCTTGGTTTCAGAATGTACCCGATTCACACCGGCAACCGTGAATACAGTGCCTTTGGTAATCGTACTCGTTGCGGTGAGGCCTGCAACAATAAGACTTGCACCAGTCTGAGCTGCACCGTTTACAGTACCGGCAGCGACGTTCGTGCCGTTGGTATGAACGGGGACAAGCTCATTTTCAAACCAGTCAAAGCCAGCACCGCGACCCATAACGCCTTCAATATACTGCTTGGAAATCTGACCAGATGACTGGAACAGACCTTTCAATGCGTCAACCAGCGTAGCAGATGCGTCAGAGTTCAACTGAATACAGCGTTTTGTATCCTTCGGAGCAAGCCCCTGATTCAGCTTTGTCTTGGCGTCCAGATACGTTTTCAGTGTGGCCGGAGTAGTTCCCGGTGTACCAACCTGATTATAAACGTCCTGATACATGTTAAACGCATCAGCTTCAATGTTGGCAGCCAGAACAGACATGGCAGGGTCAATGATTCGCTCTGAGAAGTCCTGAATGTCCATGGTAAGTTCAGCCGTGGTGAATGACATATCCACACCCTTCTGGGTGCCGACTGTCAATGTGGTGTTATTTTCCACAGTGTTGTTCGTGGATAACGCAGTACCCGTGCGAACGGTGTATTGGTTAGGCAAGCGGATTCGCAGCGTATCGCCGATCTTTGCGCCTGTCTTTGCGTAACTGTCATCGTATTGGCGGTTTACCTTACCGATAAATGACAGTTTATTATGCAGAATTGCCAGTGCTTCATTAGTGATAATGTCACTGGTCAATAGGGTATTCGTAGCCATTATTATTCTCCTTGGATTGTTGTTGTTTCGGCCTGCGACACCGTTTTACGCAAAACGCACTGATAAGTCCGTGCGACAACTTCAATCCAAGGACGCGATCCCAAGGTTACGCTAAAGCAGCAGTTTCAAAGACGTGCTGAGGCCATAGTGCATAATTCATGCATAATTCTTACTGCATGTCAAGCGTTCGCTCTTGCCCTTCGTGCGGCGATATATTCTTCCGTGGACATTTTTGACAAATCAGGCACGCTTGATTCACCCGCACCGGATAAGTTTGTACCAGTTTCAACAGGTTGTGGAATTGAAGGCGCATACACCTGTGATAATTTAGCCTCAATTCGCGCCATTTCTCTGCCCATCATGGCCGGTGGCATCATTGAAAGGCGACGAGCCTCTGCCGGATTCTTGCCAAGATGATATGCAACATCTGCACCAACATCTGATTCGGCCATCAATGCCAACATATCCACGTTAATAGCAAGGTCTGGATTACCTACTACTGAGTCGAAGTCCTCATGCTTTTGACGGCCCTGTTCAGCCCTTACATTGAACTGCTGTACTGAAAGTTCTGCCTCCGCCTCCCTTTGCGCTTCAATGTCAGCCTGCCTTTCGGTCTTGAGTACAGCCTGAGCTTCATGTTTGATTAAGGCCCTTGTATAATCTTCATATGACTCGAATGCATCCTCTTTAGGTGCATCGGCGTCTTCGGTCTTTGCAAGCCTTGCCTCCAGATCAGCAGCCTTTCTACGGGCCTCTTCTCTCTGGGCTACAAGTTCACTTATTCGCTGTTGTGTCCTGTTCGGCTCCTGTTCAGTAGTCTCCGGTGTCTGTTCCGCTGTTTGTTCCGTTGTTTGTTCAGCATTCTCCGTCGTTTCATCCGGCGTCGGTTCTGTTGGTACTTCTTCTGTGACTTCGATTGGTTGTTCATCCATTGTTATACGCTCCTTGGGTGTTTATATCACGCAATGTATGCATGACAATTTGCTGGATATACTGCTGCATTTCCGGCGAATCCTTGAATTGGGCAAGTCGTTTTGTCTCGGCATCATATTCTTTGATAGCCAAGTCTGCAATTTCGGTTGCCTGTGAGTGTTCCGTGTCCTGTAATTGCTGTTGTAACTGCTGGATGACTTGTTGTAACTGCTGAATCTGCTGTTGCGCCTGCATCATTTTCGGGCTTTGTTCTTCATCATCTACACCGGCTGGTAGCATAGCCTTTAATCTGTCAGCAATTTGATCTGAGCCGGGCCAAGCCATGTTCCTTGCGATAAGGTCACCAATCACCTGTGCAGAGCCAGGAACGGCTTGCATGAACTGCATCATTGAATCTGCTGCCTCTGCCCGCTGGGTGGCGTATGACGGCCCTGTAGTGACCTGTACGTCAAACTTGCCGACTGTAACGTCATTTACCTTTACGATTTCACCAGTTTCATCGTCCTGCTTTTGTTGGTTAAGCCTTACCTCTTTTGTGTCTCCATCTTCGCCAAGTACCCTGACCATCCTTTCATACGAGTACACTTTTGGAATCAGATCGACCATAATCCTGCCAGCCTGAGTAATTGACCTGGTAAGGTTATCAATGAACTCAAACGTGGAAGTCTCGCCCTGTCTCTGTCTGGCTATAATTGCCCTTCCTGATGTTTCATTGCTCTGGTTTCCTAAACTGGCATCATACTGACCCGTTGCGGCCTTGATTTCGTCAATCATCTGTAATGCGGCGGCTTCATATCCAGACTGAATAGGGACGGGAGCCTGTCTTTGCGGCATGCCTGCGTCTGTCTCATTAACGGTAAGAACGGCGTTATTCTTAACTGATGAATCTGTCCATTCGTTTTCAAAACCTTCTACCATTTCAGCGGTGACCACCCATGGCGACTTGGGGGCAAGGGCTAGTGTCTCGGCTTCCTGACTCCTGAGATAATTTAGCATCCTCTGCGGGTCTTTCGCATTTTTGATAATTGACGATATTACTCTTTTGCCATCAATCCATTCCATCCGGCCAAATACCATGATGATCGGTATGTCCTTGCCAATCCATTCAACCTTTTCCAGAACGGTATCACCGGCAATCAAGGCTTTACAGACACAATGGCCTTCCACAACCCTTTCATGGACTACCTGTAAGCCACTCACGGCTTGGGCTAACTCAGAGTCTCTTTCAAGTTCATCAGTGTCTAAAGTCGAACCGTCTGACATGAGAATAAGCGTCTTTTTCCTCGGCATCTTGTACCAATATTCTGCAATCCTTACTTCGTCCTTCTCTATCCAGTCTTTCCATTTATCACCAAGTCCTGTGCTTGGAACCTTGGCCTTTGGCCACCGCTTCTTGAATGTCTCCTTTGACATTTTCTCAGACACAAACGCCCATTCTGCGTCCTGACCTGCGGCTTTACGACTTGCCGGGTCTATGATAACAGTGGTTGGATTAGGAACCGAATCAACAATAATATCTTGCTTGAATGTGTCATCGTCTGAATAGTCAATGTTTATTCTGAATGCACCAACACCTCCTGATAATGAACTTTCATATGCATTATCGTATGCTTCCTCTGCATCACTGGCTGACTCGATAGACCGGATCAATCCTGACATGGTTTCTGAAATTTCATCATCTGATGTTTCAACAGGTAAAATCTTTATTGCGGGTCTATTTTGTCTCTGCTCACCGACTAAATGGGATATATGCCCTGCTATCCGGTTGAACACCAATGACGGGCGCTGGTCTTCATCCCTCGCCTTCCTTTCCTCTTCTTCCCATTGTTTACCATGCTTGAACCTCATACACGATTCGTACTCGTCGAATATGTCCTGCCAGTATTCACGGCCTTGACGGAATCGCTTACGAGCCTTTTCAAGTAATTGATTATCGTTCATGGTGTACCTCGATTGCTATGTAATAGTGCTTGTCTTCGTAAATGTCGTATACCCTTTTTACCATTAACCGCTTTGTGTGCATATGCTGTACTGCGTATTCAGTGAAATCAAATATGTCATTGAAGTCACTTGCTGACCTCTTGATCATGCCATCCATCCGGTACCCCTGCCCTGACACCTGACCGGCCTGTTTACCTTGGCCTTCTTTTTCTCAGGTTTTACTAATCCGGGGAACAACTCAGTAACCAACCAAACAAGCGCATCCGCCCGGTTCGGACTACGTTCTCCTGTATATCCGAATGTCGAAAACGCACACAATTCCTCTTCCAGTTCTGAGAATACACCAACATGACGAACCTTTCCTTGTTCATATAGTGAGCTTATAGGCTCGGCCCTGACTACCTTGCCCCTCGTCGCTGTCACTGACTTGTATGGAGTCCTTGCCCGCGCTGTCTGGATTACATGCTCAACCATAGCGCCACCATAATTTCCCTCGCCTACAATCGCATCAGCGCCATGCCGGTCAAACGCACTCGTCGCAACATGACCCCAAACTGATGGGCCTCCGGAAACCGTCAGGTCTTCCAGTACATAACAGTTTCCATCCGTACCCAATCCACCAACAATGATACCTATGGCATCATGTTCGGCTGCATCGGCATCGCTGGCACCTGATGGATCGACACTAACCAAGAGTCTTTGCATGTCCGGTAATTCACCTCCGATGTGTCTGAATCTCTCTATGATTTCATCAGTCCATAATGCATTAGGAGTTGCGTCTGCAAACTCGCCTGCCAGATAACGCTTGCGCTTGCGTGCTGGTAACGCTGCCAGAGTCTTCTCGATGTATCCTTTCGGCAGGTTTGCCCGGTTATCGTCGGGGTTCATCTGCATGCATTGATAGTCTACCTCCTCGACAGGCTTTTTGCTGTCCGGGTCGATATGATTCACGAATAGCTGAAATGTCCAATGCGCTTTGCTTGGCGGGTTGCAATCGTAATACGCACGCAATGCCAGTGGGTCGCCTGAGCCGTCAGCATCTTGTGAACACGTTTGAGCGAGTCGAGTCATTGCAGTGTCACGCGCGCTTTTGCCGATCTGTGAACATTCATTAAAATAAATAGTCGAATATTCCTGACCAAGTACCTTCTCTGTCCGATCTTTATCATCCAGTCCGGCCAGCCATATCTGAGAACCATTAGGCAGTTGGAAAAACCAGTCTGTCTTATCCAGCGTGTATGTCAGACCGGGGAAACATAGCTCGAAAACCTTGGGCAGCGTATCCATGCCAATCGAATTTTTGACGTGATTGAATCTAAATCGAAATATCGCATGCCTTGACCTTGACGCCATCAATGCACGAATGACGATTTGACGCACGAGCAGAAATGTTTTACCTGATCGACTGCCACCGAACAGCATATAGTTTGTAGCATCACCTGACAGCATCAGCCGGGCATCATTTTGCTTGTCAGTGAGCTTCATGCCTTCCTGATCTCATCCAGTGCTTGATTGTACTGCATCAGTATGCCGATATGCCGTGCAACATAGTCAGGGCAATCACTATGCCGCCAGTCGTAAACAGTGCGGGCTGACACACCGTAATAGCGCGCTAGAGCTGATGCTGTGATGCCTAGCGCGTGCAGTTTATCATCCACAAATCACCCCTTTTGCAGCTTTTTGCCGGGATTTGCTGTACTGGTCGGCTGTAAATTGCCACATTTGACACCATAGAATCGCCGCTGAGCCGTTTTCGAGGCTGTTTGAATAGCAATACATAGCCAGATTCATCAGCTTTTCTTGTCTGTGCTATCAATAGAAATCGTTATATTTCCGCTTGTTTTCACGTTGGAATCTACCTGTGACATTTGCGGAAGTGTCCGATCTAACAGGATTTTTGCTGCTGCGACTTGTGTGCTGGAAAGCTCTTTCTCACCAATTATGTGATTATTAAGCGCTTTTAGAATTAAGGTTGTCTTTATTTTACTTCTCATTTGTTCCATTGCTGGGCCGCGTAAGCTGGTTGGCGTTCCTTTTGGTCTGCCTGGTTTCCGCTTTGTTTCTGCCATAACTCAAAACCTCCCTGCAATTACAGCGCCAGCGCAAAGGATCCGCTTGTATAATGATGCATTGTTTATTGCCTGTTTGATTGCTTGAATCGCCTGATCGAACACCCTGGGCGCGATATGTTGCGCTACTTTTCGAGCTTTTGCAGTGTTATAGTTCATGTTTTCACCTCACTACATCTAGTAATGACTGCCAATAATGCCACTATATCCTGTGCTTTTCAACCTTTCATCAATCCTACTTATGCTTTACACTTCCATTATCAATTCTTTTTGCATAAATCCATTGTAACACTATATCTGATATCCATCATGATTGCAACCACAACATCTTCTGCTTTTCTGCCTTTTCACACTGCCTACATATCACATAGTGTAATCTTTACCCCTTGACTAGCATATTGTATTGTGATATAGTTCGCATATGGAAACAAACCGAGTCGGCGGTATCCGGCATTAAAAAAGGGAGTTAATTATGATAACAATTACAATCGAAACAAGCAATGCAGCATTTGATGATAACAAATCGTATGAGATAGCACGCATACTCGACGTGGTGTCAAATCAGGTTGAAAATGACTATGGCGACAGTTTCTATCTGTTTGACATAAACGGGAACAAAGTTGGCGAATATATCGACACAGGGGAGGCTTGAATCATGATAAAATTGAACAAATATAACGTTGTGGATACTGCCACGAAAATCAAAGCACGCGTATGGTATAGCCATCAAAAGTTAGTCAATGATGAGCGCGATTGCGTTACTCTTTACGCGAAAGATTACGATAAATCGCTTGGCAAGATTTTCGGCAATCAATTCCATGATGACTCTGATCTGATGACTGATTATTTCGACAAGGGGCGCGTGCGTATCTTTTCAGATTACCCGCTATTCGCTCAAGCTGTCGAGCGTGCATCATGAGCCGCTTAGAAAAACAACTTGTCCGTAAAACCGGATACGCATGGCCGCGCTCGGTCGATTATGATGACTGGCTTACATACTCAAGCCGTGTATGGCCTGACACAGCGCCGCTCGTGAAGCGCATCAGGGCGCAATTCTTAGGCTTGGCATAGTCTAACGATAGGCGCGCCAGCAATGGCCGCCCTTCGCTAGCCTACGCGCTAGAATAAAAGGAGGTAACAAAGATGATAAATAATCAGGATGTGCTTAATTATCTAGCCAACGATTTACGGCATGCTCAAATCAATGGCATGACACACATTCGCCTCTTAGGACTCGACCTTTACGAATTGCTGAATGATGACGCGCCGATGTCAGCAACTATTGAGGAATGGAGACTAGCGGCTGTAATGGCTGAGACTGGATTAGCGGTGACGCCATGAAACAGCTCAAACAGGACGCCATCGTTTTCGCCACATGCTTTACTTTTTGGCTGGCACTTTATGCAGCTTGGATAATTGGAACAGGAGGTTTTTGAAATGAAAAGCGAATTTATCGGGACATACTCAGTTCCGGACGGCTATTTTGGTCATCGTATTACCGCACGCGTTGTGCTTGTAGGCAAAAGGCTTGTTCATGTTTTTCCTTTTGGGTTTCATACTTCACATATTTTTCCTTGTGATTTTTCATCAGCCGATGAGGCAATATGGCATATAAACAACCATCCGGAAGGCAAACAGTATTTTGAGGGAATGTCATGAGCCTTTCACGAACAACCCGAACCGCGCTCGGCATGAACCAGTCCAGCTTTGCACAATGGCTTGCAGAACAAACAGGCGGCAGGTCGATGCCGCAGAGTCAATTATCACGCTATGACTGCGGAGTCAATGCCATGAATAAAAAACAGACCAAAGCGTGCGCACCAATAGCGGCGAAATGGCTTGCTATCGAATGTCGGAAGGTGTCAGTTGAAGATGCGGCGGCGCTTATATTGTCCGCCCTAAAATAAGGAGGTAATGAAAATGACACCATCTGAAAAATTATCAGGCATAATGGATGCGCTAGAATCCGGTCGGACTGTTTTTATCTCTACGCATACGCACACCACAAAGGTCAATCTCAAAGCATTGAATAAGTGGCGCAAGGCTGGATATGAATTGTTCAAAGCTTCCAGCAAATCGCTTTACATGGCATCCGGTCGCAAGTTTGTTTGCATTGATTATTGCAGAATCACAGTGCAATGAAAGTCATTAGCAAGACTAAAATGCTGCTAGTAAAGATTGAGTATAAAAACCTGTCCGACCATGTTGACCGCATCAACGCGTTAGAAGAGCTTGAGCGCATTTTTGGGGGCTATAATTACGATATAAGGCAAATGGGGCCATTCGGTTCAAATGTAGCCAAAGGAGCCATAGTTGCTGAGGGTAAGCTTGCAGATGTAAAGATCGAACCATAATTATACACGAAAAGAGCGGCTCCGCAATGGGCCGCTTTTTTATTCCAGCTCCGTAATCGTCACAAGCATGTAGCTGGTTTCCGGCTTTGCTACCTTCAGCGGCGCATTGATAATGATGCGCTTCACCCATTTGTTGGTGTCGTCCTTCAACACTCCGGCACGGACTAATCCATCTTCGATAAGCTTAATGCAGTATGCGTAATTTGAAACGTCATAACACCTTCCGCGTATCATCGGCTGGAATTCTAGCGAAACGGCGCTGACGGCGATCCTAAGCCCCTTGCAGGCTATCTTTACGGCTAAGTGAGCGTCATCAGCGTGCCGCTTGCGCTTTGTCCAGTGGCAGTTCGCATATATGGTATTCAAACTTGGCGCAATATAATTAACCATAATTATTCTACTTTTCAATGCCGTGCCTCGCCGTAAAACCATTCTTCATTTTAAAAACATGGACGACTTTAGCCGCTTCATTTATATCATCAAAGTACCCTAATGAATGCTTCTTCCCTAGCATTTCAACACTTGCAAACCATTTCTTTATTGGCTTGAACCACACTACGCCAGTAAAACCGCTTGTGTTGTTACTTGACATCTTTCTATTTCTCATGTTTTCTGATGTTGTCGCGTCGCGTAGGTTTATCCATCTATTGTCATCTTTGATACCATTTATGTGATCTATCCCATGAACAGGCATTGCCCCAGTCATCCATAAATAGATTATTCTGTGTTCCTTGTAGTTTCTACCCTTGACGGTCAGCTGCCTATATCCATAGTGATCGAATGCTCCGGCTCTTGAGCCTGCCGGAGAATTAGAACTCCTATATATTTTATTCGTTAAGATTCCGGACTCTGTGTCATAATCAAATATCTTTTTTACATATTCTTGAGTAAGCATAAACGCTCCAGTCGGTAATTTCATCCAGACGGCAGGGGAGCAACCCGCCTGCCTCATCGACTGGATGTTTGCATATATTATCACGCTGATTTTTTATTGCAAGTCCTACAATTACCCGTATCGTCCAGGGCATCACCCCACCAGCGCCCGCACTTGGAAACTTTGTACGCTGCCCATGTGTCGTAGTATTTCCGGCAGTGTTGGCAATAACCTGCATAAACGTATTCAGTGCTTTTCACGTTGCTTTCTCCACCATATCCGAGACTTCCGCTTTGACTCCTCGCGGGCTTTTCGTGCTTTCCGGCATTTTTCGGCTGATTCAGTCATAGCGAACATCATGCACCTCGCAAACCTTGCCGCATTTTTCACAAACTATCGGTGACGGCTTAAAGCCGTTTTTGAAATATTTTACATCAGCATCGCAACACTTCGAGCGACAAAAGCACAGCTTACATTTCTGTTTTTCACTGCGCCCGTGGATACAGTACATCATCCGACTTGCCGCCGGTATTCTTCCAGTTCCTCAACTGCTACTTTCAGCAGTTCTTCCGAATGCATTGTTCGATCACGGTTCCACATTATCGCCGCTTTGATTACCGCACAATTCAAGATTTCAAAGCCCTCCATCGGGTCTGTGTAGTCGCTCAGTGCTGTGACTAGATTATTCATATATCCTCCGCTGGTAGCTTGATATTCATTTCTGCCGCAAATCTTGATACGCGCTCCATGTAGTCACTGAAATCCGCAACGCTCATATCATGGGTGCTGGCAAGCATACAGACGGGCTTTCCGAGTATTACCTTATCCACCATACCCAATAGCCGGAAAACAAGCGTGTCGTGCATTTCCTGCCGTTCGTAGCCAAGTTCATTGCCAATGATACTAACCCATTTCCAATAAAGCCTGTTCTGCTGGCTTCGGCGTGTCTCTTTGTTGTCCGATATTACCACGCTCTGAGGCTTGGTGCAATCCAGGTTGCGGAGATATTGGCCGATTAGCGGGATAACCTGCTCTTTGTTTTCGGCTGTGAGCGTGAATCTTTTAATCACAGTTCAGCCAACTCGAACGCCCGCCTCAGCGTTTTATCGAGGGCGTCGTCCATATCCATTTTCCGTATTTTCCATGCGCGTCGCTGTCCGTGCCATCCCATTATGTTATCACGATGACACTCGCAGCATAAAGCTACTGCCGTGAACCACTGGCCTTGCTTTTGTTCGTGGGCCTCGCTTGGGCCAAGACAGTCGCATATCGAACAAGGCAGAGACTTCACCCTCTGGATATGTTCGCGCTCTGCTTTCGTGGGCGCTCGCTTGTTTTTACTTGCTGTCATCGTCGCTCCTGCTTTGTTGGTTTACTCATAAAATAGCCTTTTGTTCAACCGTAACTATCGTGTCATTGTGCCATCCACCATGTGGGACAAGTAATATCTCCACCTGCTCAAAATCATATTTCAATCCAATGCCACCGCTATTCCATCCGCACGTTATAACTTTTCCGCCCGGCTTTGTTATTCTGGCTATCTCAGCCTTCATATTACTCCAAAAGGTTGCTTGTGTCGTCTGCATATTCACGGCCATTTTTAGGCTTCTGTAACACTCGCTCACTTGCCTTGGTGAGTATGGCGGGTCAAACAAAACTGTATCCACTGATTCATCTGCGAATATCTTTAGAAAATCAAGCGCATCCATTGCATCATCAGCTTCGTAATCAGGGTTCAGATCATTCGTTACTGTTGCGAGTCTATTGTTGTTTGCAAATGGGTCGATTGAATATCCTGATAAGTTTCTGGCTATCAATTCTGCTATTGGCTTTATGCTGAAAGTATTTTTGTTCGGCATCGCCCATACGCGGCTTATATTCATTTCTGGCTACCCTTACCCATATTTTCCCTTTCCTCGCGTCCTGATCGATTCTGTGCCGCCTGACGCGCCTTTTCGCCCTGCTTTTGCAGCTTACCCATGCATACTTGGCAGATGCTGTTCATATTCGGCGTTTCTTTGCCACAATCAAGGCATATGTAAACGCTCATTCCGTAACCTCCAGTTTCAATATCTTTTCCCATGCCTTCACGTCCCTTGAATCACCGATGATGCCGTGATATATAGCATGCTTTATATCATCCTGTATTTGCTTCTGGAAGCCTTCCATCTCGCTCCAGTGTTCCGATATTTCCTCTATCACGTCCAGTACGAGCATCGTTTTGCGGCCCATAGCGTAGCGGAAAGCGCACAATCGGAGTATTTTCAGTGGCATGCTCATTAGTACGAAACGCACGCTGTTAAAATTCCGGCGCTTATCCAATAAAATGTATGTCTTACGTCACCATCCATAGCGTACATTCCGGCGCTGGCTATGTTGATGCAGATTAGCAGGGTTGGCAGATATTGAGCGCGGGTCATAGCAATGCCCCCTGTTCGGCTGTTTTCTGCTCCAGCGGCATATCGAACATTCGTGGCTGCTTCTGGTGGTTCTCAAGCCGCTTACAGGCAGCTTCGTAATAGTCTTTATCAAGCTCCATTCCGACAAAATTAAAACCGAGGTTGTGGCATGCTATGGCGCTGGAGCCGCTGCCGAGGTGAGTGTCCAGAATCCTATCTCCCGGCTTGGCGTAGTTGGTTAGGAGCCATTCATATAACTTGACTGGTTTTTGAGTGGGATGCTGTTTTCTTTCCCCCCCGTTCAGCATGCCAAAACCAATCCACGGAATACTTACCATTCTGGTAGGTGTTTTTGTGCTTGTCCAAGCTAATTCGCCATCTGAAAATGTAAGGTTATTTGTATTCGGAACTTTATCCCAGAATATCCAAGACTTTGTTTGTGTTAGGTAATTGGTAAAATAGTTCCCGCCCCATATTATTTGATTAACGCTACTCCTTCTTAATTGCTCAAAATAAAAGTTGCTTGGAATTGAAAAATCCCAATCTTTTTTTGCATATAGTTTTATTTTTTTGAATGTTCTACCTTTACCTTTGTTAGATGTTATTTGATCATGACCATCGAATCCTATCCCATAAGGCGGATCAACAATCGCCAGTTCAAAGGCATTGTCCGGCAGATCGCGTAAGTAATCCATACAATCACCTTGAATCAACTCGATACTCATGCAAACAACCTCAACGCCGGATTAACTGTCGCATTGTCATCATGCCAAAAGGTTGGTTCGGACGGGCGCGGCAGCGTATCCTTAATCTCCCGCGAATATCTGCCATAGCGAATCAGGCGGGTGTTGATAGTCGGCCTCGGTATTCCGGTTGCTTTTGCAATATCAACCAGTCGTTCGCCAGCGGCCGGCATATCAAGCATAAGTTCCCAGCCTGCGGGGTTGCGTTGATTCCAGCCTTTCATGCCGTCACCTGCTTTTGTAATTTACACATGCGAGTCATCGCCTCACGGCTGCCATTTGTCTTGAGTCGTTCTATCTCTGCCCGGATGCAGGGGGAGCAGCGTTTGTTTTTGTGTGCCTTGTAATTGTCAGCTATGTAATCCTTCCGCTCCACAATAATGTTTGGCACAATATGCGCCATTGGATGAAATCTGCCGCACTCTGTGCATCGTTTATATCTTACGCTTTCAAGATTCATTTGTCACCTCTTGCCGCAATTATCATCACCCTGCCGGTAATGTATAATAGTTATATGTTATGGTTGCGGGCTTTTGCATAAGGTTTACTTATACGATATAGCAAACCATTCCTTACTCGTAAATCTGTTTGTTGCATTGCTATTTCATAAATTATTTCATTTTTGCGTTTATAGTAAGCTGCGCTTGCTTCATCTGCTGTCAAATAATTACCAAGACATTCAACTTTACCATTATTCTTGCAATACGATCTGAATTTATTAGCGCCCTTATGCCAGCTTACCCCTATAGGGTAACTGCCCCTGTTCTTTGCACTATCCAACAAAAAACAATTTATTTTTGTAGATATAAAACAACAAGTCTCTGGTGAATAAACTTTGTTGCCGAATTTGATAATGTCTTTGTCAAGTTCTTTACCTATCCAATCTTGTTGTTCCATCCACGCTTTGAAATTGCTGAACAATAGCCATTCTTCACAAACCGTGCATCCGATATACGTTGTATTCATCTTCTGATATTTGTCGCAATAACATCTCATTATCATATTTTTCCATACAACAGAGAATGGACACTTAATGCGCCTTCCATCTATCTTTATCTCTGTTACATAGTCTGCATCGTTTATACCAATTCCGAATATGTGTGTACGCCTATTTATCATCCATGTTTTTGTTTTTTTTGTTGGGAAGTTCACCATGATGTCTCCTATGCAGGTAATTTCATCTCTATGCTCGGCGGGGAGATCAAGCCCCGCCTCATCTGCATAGGATGTGCGTCTATTATATTCTTGTTTAGCTACACGTCAATTCTTTCTTATAAAACCCGCAAAAGTGATTATTCTCGCAAAGGCGCTTGTTTCCGTGTGGTGCAACAGGTTCCCCACGTTTCCACCTTGTCGAGCCGCATTTCTTACATGGCTTGATAGTATTGCCGTCCTTTGGCTTACTTTTTGCGAACGCTATGTTTTTGTGCTGTATCCAGTTTCTCACTTCATCCGTGATCGGGCCAACACTTCCCCAATCCATTTTGTTTGACGGGGAGCATCCGAACTTATCCTGATATGCGTGAAGGCTCCATCCATAAGCGCCCTTTCCTTTTCGGTATCCTTTGTCCTTGGCGTATTTATTCAGCCCATCCAGGAACTCCTGCTTTTCTGCTGTGCTGTATTGCTTGCGTGATCTTTTCTGGATTCGCACAAGTTCACCAGCTTCAAACTCAACATCACGGATATTTTCTGGAGCAAACCCGCATGCAGGGCATTTGTGACGTCCAGCCGGTTTTATGTAATCGCATGAAGGGCAGGCTTTCGGCTGTGGCGCTTCACGTTCTTTTGTTTTTGATTGCTTTTGGCGTTTGCCGTCATCCAACTCTGTATCGTTCCAGTCCTCTGGAAAGCCGAGCCGTTCACAGTTCTGCCCGTGGTCAGCGACTATGGCTTTGTCTTTTCCTACACATGGCCGAAGTACGCGGCCAAGCGCCTGTGCCATCTTTATTCTCGACTTTGTTGCACATGCAAGCCCAGCATAACCAGCAATAGGGGCATCAAATCCTGTCGTTAAGACTTGAATCGAAACAAGTATTCTCAACTCACACGAATTGAATGCGTCAATCATGTTTTCTCTTTCTTCCGGCTTGGAATAGCAGTCTATACTTTCAGCGGGTATGCCACGTCGATTAAATTCATTAGCGATATGTTTCGCGTGCGCCCTATTGCATGCAAAAATTATACCCTGTTTACCTTGGCCTATTTTCTGATATGTAGAAACAACGTCGCCTGTAAGTTTTGGTTTGTCTGTTGCCTCTGCAAGCTGACCTTGGTGAAATTCGCCTGCTACTATTTTTACGCCGCTAAGATCAGCACAAGGCGCAGCGAATACATCATATTTTACCAAGTGTCCGGTATCCATCAGATATTGCATTGTAACACCAGTGACTAATTTCTGCCACCATGGCGCAAGTTTGCTATAGGGTGTTGCGCTCAATCCGATGAATAAACAGTCAGGGTTATATACAGCCAGTTTTTCCAATGCTTTTGCATGGCAATGGCATTCATCGACTATGCAAATATCAACTTCCTCAAGTGTTTTTCTGCGTAGTAGTGTTTGAACGCTTGCCACTTGGCATGGCTGTTCCGGGTTCCATCGTTCATTGTTCGCTTGGTAAATTCCATGAGGAACTTCATATTTATCCAGCCTTGCGCTTGCCTGCTCACAAAGCACAATCTTATTCACAGTGAACACAACCCTTTTCCCCCTCGATAATGCGTTCAGTATGATCTGGCAGGCGCATTCTGTTTTCCCGGCACCTGTTGCAAGCTGTAGCACCACCCTTTTATGACCTTGGCTGAATGCTTGGCGTAGTAGTTGTAGTGAATGTTCTTGATAGTCGCGTAGCTTCAATGTGTTCATGCGTAGCGCCTCATTGAATTGATTATCGACATTGTTTCACGTTCGGAAAGCGGTGGACTGCATGCTTGAGCCTCTTTCATGGCTTCGTGCTCAATCGTCAGCCAATCAAGCCCTCGCTTTAACATTCCTCCAATACGCCTTGCTATGTGATCGTTTCTTCCGCCCTCGCTTACTCCGTATTCGCCCTTGAACTCGCCACCTGTATCCGTCCGATATTTTGGCGCACTCCATTGTTTAACCTGTTCGGGCGGGAATAGTTCGATTGCGTCACAATATGTTAGCGGTGGATGACTTCCGACATAGTGTAGTTTCGTTTCAAACGGTGCTGATGATTCACCACCTTTCGCTTTTTGGTGAATAAAGCCCGGCACCCTCAACACCCTCGCCAAGTCGCTCACTGCTTTATCACTTCCGTATTTCCTGATAATTGATTTCTGGAGTCTCTGGTAAGCATCAGGTGGGCAGTCGCATATTTTCCAATAACAGTGAAACTTACCTTTGCTTGATTCAACAATGATATGCGGCTTGTCAGTAAATGCCTTCCGTGGATCAACGCCATCAAAGTCAGCAACAAGGTATCGCACTCGCTTAGTTTCGGCATTCCCTCTCTTTTCGCCCTTCATCTCATTCACTGCCATGAAGATTCCGGCACCACGCTTGTTCAATGATTCCAGCGTGTCCTGAACATCCCATATCCCGCCCTGAAATACTCTCGTCAGGTTTCCATCCCGCCTGTCTGAATTGTCATCAAACGTCTGCCATATCATGTTGCCTTCAAACTGTTCAGCAAACATCATGCGCTGCTCCATTCCGTTCAAGTTATTCACGCACTCACATTGTGGGATAGCCTCGTGGACTTCAAGAACAGTATTATCTGTTATAACATGATGATCTATATTTTCACACCCTGTGCAATTCGGTGTACTTTCAACGTTTTTTGATGGTTTTTCAGTATTATGTAAAGTTTTTTGCATGATTGACCCTTCCTGTAGTGCGGGAATAGGGATAAAAGTTTGTCGTGATTTTTCACCTTTCCAGAACTCATTGCGTGGGTAGTCGAAGAAAATTATTTGTGAGGATTTAATTGTTTTTACTTGGGGGTTGCTTTCATCCGGTGCGGTGGTTGTGATTGTTTTCATTAAGCCAAGGCTTCTCAGAAGGTCGCCAGCTTGTTTATATGCTCGCCTTGGTACTGCAAGGCTGCCAAGTATGTCATCGCGCCTAAAAGCCCAGTTACTTGGTTTTGACATTGCCCACTGCCAAATTATCGTTGCGTGTGCATTGTGTGATCGTAAATACTCTGTTATAATATCTCTGCTGTTTATTGTTTGTGCTTGTATCTCCACTACTTCTCCTGCCGTTCTCAAGACACACTCGTCCCGCGCCATGAAACGCTTTTATTTTAATTCGTTGGCAGGTGATGTCACTCTCCCCGCCTAGTCAGTCAAAGCACCCTTTCAGGGGCGGGGCAAGAAGCCCCATGATGCCCCATGTAGGGATGAGTGACATCAGCACTCTAGGCAAGGATAGCGGGGAGTCAAGTGCAAATGTTTATTCATCATACAAATCATCCTTTATGCAAATATTATGCATTTCAATGTTTGCTATCCATTCGTAAACCTCGCCATCCCTGACACATGATTGCCGAAGATACCGCTCGCCTTTCTGAATCATGCCGCCATTCCGTTTCATCCGAGCATATGCTTTTAATTCATCATGGGTAAATTCGCTGTAGTCGTCGATAATATCATACGCCATGCAGCGATACTCTTTCCGCGCCACCGGCCTTAATTCATGTAATAATACTTTCATAATAAATACCCCTATTCATCAATAGCCTCCCTGACGCAAAGCGAGTTTATTCCCACACCGATTTTATATGATGGTGTTATCGTATCACCCAGGGCGAGCAATGAGATAGCTGCCCGCGTACAGCCAACTTGCAAGGCAATATCGGATTGGCTAAATCCTTTCTCTGCTAATGATTTTATACGCCGCTGCCAAATAGTTTCTTTTTCCATAGTAATCTCCTTGGCCGAATCGTATCATAAATAATCACCAGCGTCAATATCGCTTGACATTCCCTTTCGATGGGTTTACGGTTCGGTTTGTCAGCAGCACCTACGGCCACGATACCACTAACCGGGTGACTATGGTGCAGGGCAGATGATAAAAGGGAGTATAATCTATGTATGAGTTTACAATTCACAACGAAAACGACTGGCCGATAACTGTGCATTATCAAGTGCATGGTAAATTCATGCCAGCGACACGCACTGATCCAGAGGAAAACGCTGAACTGGAGATTATCAAAGTAATCCTTTTCGGCACGCATAACATAACCGGCGACGTTTCCGAGGATGATATGGATTGGTTTATGGATGAAGCCGAAGCCGACTTTCAGCAGCAGGTGGAAGATGCAGAAGCTGAAAAGGCTGATTACGAATACGAGCGGTTCCGTGATGAACAGCTTGTAGAATTAAGGGAGAATAACAAATGAAAATTAAACAGAAAATGTATATTGTGAAATGGTTTGACAGGGAACCAGCTATGCAATCATATGCCACAAAGGATGAGAAGTATTGCGTGGCATTGGGTGAAGTCGAAGTTGAAGCTGAATTTGATATGCCTTCGGACATTGAAATCAGGGATATTAAAGTTGCATCATTGAAATCAGAGTCCGAAAAAGTTAAAGCCGATGCTCAAGTTAGGCTGGAAAAGATTGAAGAAGATATTCAATCGCTAATGGCTATAACGGCATGATTAAATCAATTCTGAGGAGGTTACTGCGCCACCGCACATCATACGCTATCATAACGCTGAAAAGCGGCCAGATGGTAGCTATAGAGAGGACAAGGTTATGAGCATAGGACTATGGATAATTGCTCTTACGTTCGGTCTTGTGGGTGTGATGTTGATTGCCGGATATATGGACAGAGGCCATGACATTACTGATATTGAAAGCGACGATGATTTTTACAATGGGGGTTTATAATGAGTACAGCAGTTAAGAAAGTCGAAGTAGGTGAAGTCCGGCAGATAACAGGCCAGGCAGTAACACCAATGGCACTAATTGAAGTGGCCATGAATCAAAATGCCGATGTTGATAAGCTGGAAAAGCTGTGGCAGTTACAACAACAGTGGGAAGCGAATGAAGCACGCAAGGCTTACAATCAGGCCATGTCGAAGTTTCGGGCTGAGTGTCCGGTGATTAAAAAGACAAAGCAGGCGCATAACAGCAAATACGCTGGACTGGCTGAAACGATTGAACAGATCAAGCCACACCTTGAGGCTTGCGGATTGTCGCATTCATGGACTACAGATCAAGCGTCAGGCGCGGTTTCAGTGACTTGCAGGGTAACACATACGCTCGGACATTCAGAGTCCACGACATTGTTTTCAGAGCCGGACAAATCAGGGAGTAAGAACAGCATACAGGCTATCGGTTCGGCTGTGACATATCTGCAACGATATACATTGTCGTCAATTCTTGGGCTTGCGTCCGCAGATGAATCAGACGATGACGGGAATGCAGCGAATGAAGTCGAGGGTGTTGTTTCCGTTGCCGAGGCCATTAAAAAAGCGTCCAACATGGAAGAGCTGAAAGCTGTATGGGATAAGGAGTGCGGGCGTAATGCCAAATACGCCACGCTCATAAACCAGCGTAAGCAGGAGTTTGCAGATGCGTGAAGGTATAAGCATGCCAGATGACGAGTATTTCGCCAGCCCCGCAATAAGTAAATCATTGCTATCGCGCATGGACTGCCCGATGAAAAGCCGGATGCCGTTTCCATCGACTCCGGCAATGGCCGAAGGCTCAATGATTCACTGCGCTGTGCTTGAGCCAGATGCTTTTGATAGCCGGTACATCGTTGCACCAGAGATAAACAAGCGGACAAACGCCGGAAAAGCTGAATGGGCCGCGTTCTGCGAAGATAATGCCGATAAGGAGGTTATCACGCCAGTGCAGTATGACGCCGCCATGTACGCACAAAAAGCCGTTCACGCGCATCCTATGGCTTCTAAACTGCTATCAGGAGGCTTGGCAGAGCGAGCAATGTTCTGGAAGCATGAAAAGACTGGTGAGGAGTTGAAGGCGAAGGCTGATTATGTGTCAGATATTCTCGTCGATTTGAAAACTACGACTTGTGCAGCGCCGGGAGCGTTCTCAAAGTCATGTGCTGATTTCAGCTATCATGTTCAAGCTGCGCATTACATGGAAGGATTCGAGGCTGATGAATTTGTATTTGTTGTATTAGAAAAGAAAACCAATGTTGTCGAATGCTATCGCCTTGATCAGGAAGCTATAGATCGCGGACTAGAACAACGTGACGCATGGCTGAACACATATATCCTCTGCCGTGACTTTGACGACTGGCCGGGATATAATGATCCTAATGGAGTCACACGATTATCACTTCCCGCATGGTCAATGCGCGGGTAACCAGTTCCACCGGCAGGGTTCACTCCCTTCCTTTCCTTGCCGGAAGTGAAGCACCGGGCTGGCGGTCGCATAATATACCAGCATCAATTCAAAGGAGAATAACAATGGCAGAAATTAGAAGTTGCACATGCAAACATGAGTATCAGGATAAGAAATACGGCAAGGGCCAGCGGGTGCATAATTGTAGCCCGAAGGATGGAAGCGGCAAGGGCAAGGTTCGCTGCACTGTGTGCGGAGTGCAAAAGTGAATATCAAAAACAACATGACAGCAATCGGGAACCTTGGCCTGGATTGCGAGATCAGGCGCACTCAATCAGGGACAGCAGTAGCTACATTTTCCATTCCCGTTGAATCAGGGTGGGGAGAAAATAAACATACATCATGGCTTCGCTGCACCCTATTCGGGAAACGTGCAGAGGGTGGCTTGATTCAGTACCTTGTTAAAGGTCAGCAAGTAGCTGTCAGCGGCGAGTTGAAGGTGAACCAGTACACGAACAAGGAAGGCGCAGAGAAAACGTCTGTGGATTTGATTGTTGATGATGTTGCGTTGCTTGGTGGAAGGCCGCAACAGCAGGCAACGCAGCAAGCGCCAGCACAGAAACAGAAGAACAATGATCCGTTTCAAGGTAATGCTGACAATTCAAGCATACCCTTCTGATGATTGATTTTTATATTTGGTAATGTATAATGCGATAACATCCTATCAGATGAGCCGGGCGGGTTGCTCCCCCGGCGATAGGATGAAATTACCTGATAGGAGAGATCATGCAATATTCAACAATCGCTAGATTTACAGATAAAGTAATGCCAATACCGGAAACTGGTTGCCATATATGGATGTGATCAGATAACGGAGAATACGGAAGATTTTTCTTAAACGGTAAGACGGTAGGTGCTCATAGGTTTTCTTATGAGTATTTCAACGGCCCAATAAAAGAAGGGCTATTTGTATGCCATACATGTGACACTCCGTTATGCGTCAATCCAGACCACCTATTTCTTGGAACTCACACAGAAAATATGCGTGATATGATTAATAAGGGCAGAATGAGGGATCGTCATGGTGTAAACGGGCCGTGCTATAAAGGTGATATATACACACTTACTAATGAACTCCACGGAAGATTTGAAGGAACTGCTATTCAATTTGAAGATAGGTACATGATTTCAAGATATAGACTATATGCAATGAAGTGCGGATCGGTTAAGAGCGCAAAAGGGTGGGTGTTTAATGGAGTAAGGCAGGCTTACCGTAAAGACAAAGGAGGAATAGATGCAAGAGAAAATTGATACCGCAATAAGTGTTGCTGTTGTGACGCTGATACTTAGTTTTTCGTTTGCTATCGTGTGCTTGGGGATATTGTTTCTGCATATGTTGGCTTGAACAAAACCATTTAAGGCTAAACGTACAATAAAAGATAATTGGTGAGGAGGAATAGATGAACGAATATCATCCATCAGTCATAGCTATGGCAGACGCTATGCAGGAAAAGTTAGAGGCCAATGCAGATAAGAAAGGTTGGCCTAGTGAGGGCGGTAAGCGTGGGTGGAAACAGCCTGCATGTACTCATCAGTTTCTGCTTAGAAAACTACGCGAAGAAAGCGAAGAACTAGCACTGGCAGTTATGCTTTATAAGGTGGAAGGCGCTCCCTTGAACGATGTTAGGTTAGAAGCAGCCGATGTAGCTAACATAGCTATGATGATAGCCGACAATCTTGGTGCTTATGATGCAGTTATAAAGGAGGAATAAATGGCTTGGATAGCAGTAGATAAGGATGGCGGTGAGATTATTTCAGAGTACAAACCATACGTTGAAAACAAGAATACGCCTGTTTGGCAGGTACATAGTGGTTTTGCAAATGTTCCAAAAGGCACAGCAGAGAAGCTAACTGGCAAGCCTATGGTGTGGGGAGATGAACCAAGGAAGTTGGAATAGATGCGTAACATACACAAGCCATCTTACTTCCTTGAGCATGCAGATGAGATATGTGAAGAAATAGGAGGAGAGACTATGAGTGATAAACTAAAAGCAGATATGGCAGCGGCTAAGTTACTTGGGCAACACCCACAGCTTGTAGAAACAACATGGACAGAAGACGGAAAAATAAAATACGGAAAAGCAATTTTTACCGAAGATGGCGAGTTCACCTTATCCGCCCCAGACATAATCGTTCCTGTGGTGAAAATGCTTGGGGAGAAGTATCAAATATGCCTAGCCCATACCCATGCAGATTACACGCCGCCCGGTTGGATATGGGAAGATCAGAGAATAATGAAGGAATCGGAAGTGTTTGAAACATACACAGAAGCCGTGCGTGCGGCTGTGATGGAGGTGATAGGATGAAGATACCACCAAATGAACATAGTAATCTTAGGAATAGCTTGCCGGAGACAGAAAGGAAAAGGCTGATGCCGTTTAAGAAAGAGCAGCAGGTTTTGTATATATGGCAGTGTAAACAAAAAGCTATCGAGGCGCATAATAAACACATGAAAGTACTTGATAGGTGGATGAATAACATTATTGATGGCATTCAGTATGACCTTCCACGCCCGTAATGCTTTAATCACCGCCCTGTTATTCGCCGACATTGCCCT